TTTGCTCGTGATGCGGTCAATGACCATGTATGCGCTCATCTCAAGAAGCATAATATCATGGTTGCTCGTAGAGTACCCGAATCAACACTACGCTCATTGAGTAAGGTTACAGGTGCTACTATCTATCAAACACCCGAAGAGGTAGAAGAAGCAACTAAGTGTACCGTAGAGCGACAAAAGCATAACGATGTGTGGTATCTCTTTGTACAAGGTAAAGTCAAGAGTGATGAAGCAACACTCGTGCTAAGGGGTGCTACATCTCACACGCTTGAAGAAGTTGAGCGTGGGTTTGATGATGCTCTCGGTGTAGTATCTTTAGTGTTAAAGAACGGTAACTTTGTTGTTGGCGGTGGTAACGCATACGCTCGTATGTCATCACATCTACGACAACATGCGGCACAGATAGGTGGTAGGGCGCAGATGGCGATAGAAGCCTTTGCAGACGCATTAGAGTGTATTCCTGCTACCATTGCTGAAAATGCAGGACATGACCCACTCGATACCATCCTTGCCATCCGTCATGAAATTCTACAGGGCAACCGTGAGATTGGCCCCGATGTACATAACGGCGGTGTGTGTAGTATGATGGAACTTGGTGTGTACGAACCTACGGAACTGGTTCGTCAAGCAGTACTAAGTGCGAGTGAAGTCACCAATTCAATACTGCGTATTGATGACATTATAGCGAGAAGGCCACCTCAATGACGACATACATATGTGTATTCTGCCATGAACCTTGTACGGTTCTTGTTGATGGAGATTTTTGTGAGGCGTGTTTCGATGGGGCGATTGCTAGAGAAATTGAAAGTAAAGTGTAGGGCTTGCGCCCATTGGCACATAGCACGACGCATATCGGCTCGTTACCTTGATGATGAGCGTGAGCGTTTCTTACTACTACAATGTAGGCGGTGCGGTCATTATTGGCAAGACACGGCAATTAAGAAAAATAACAGTGAAAATAAATGAGAATAATTTTCTTTCTACTATTTTGAATCGCCCTATTCACACTAAGCGAACAAAGGTTGGATTGGTCGCATGACTTACTGTACAGACGAACTTAGCGTACCCACCATCGCTGTCAGCGGTATCACCGATGGCAGAAGTTGTTGAGTTGGTAAGAGCGAATGTTCCGGTGTTTGACCCATGAGTATTTTTTATCTCTATGACATAACCCGCAGGGAATGGCCCACTGGTTGTTACAGCGAATGTACCACCCGGTGTAAGCACGAGAATGTTAGCATCGGTTGATGTGAGGTCAATACTGGTAGCAGTACTTGTAAGCACACGGTCGAATACTGAACGAGTGAAACGGGCGGCGTGAGTACCACTGTAGTACAACACATCCTTATCGTTGTCACCTGCTGTAGTGCTGGCTACCTGTGAACCAAATGATTGCCACATTGCACCAAAGCGTGAGGCACTAAAACCACCTACTTCGCCACTGTGAAAGTTGTCAAGTTCAGTATGCGAATCAACCTCAGCAGTAGCGGCAATATCGCCGGTAGTGACGGGTGAGAAGTACATAGGTGACGGTCGGATAAATACACGCTTGTCATTTACTTCTGTGATTGCTAACTTGAGGTCATCGCCCCCACTCGCATACACGACACGGAGAACGGCTAAAACGAGTGTTTGAGTGTTCGCCAACGCACTACTACCTGTTGCAGTGGGTGTTTTGAGGAATGATGAGGGTGTAGCAGGGTAATTGTTAGTACCCACAGGAGTGTCTGTACCCAGTTCCCAATAAATATGTTTTACAGAAGTATCATCATCAGCGCATACATAGACTACTACAAGAGCCTCATTACCACTGGCGAGAAGAGAGGGTGTACCTGCGGCACTGGCACTGCTTGTATTCAGTGTGTAAGTTGTTGTTGCACCCACACCACCTGCGAACTCATACATTATACCATCAAGAACCGCATATCCTCCTTTTACAGTGAAAGTAGTTCCACTTGCGTAATTGACAGCACCGGGTAAATTAGCGGGCGTGTTCCTGTCACCTTCACCTACGGAGGTGTCATCATACATGATGATACCATTGCCATGAATACCCTCAACCATGTTGGTGAGTGTAGGTGATATGATGTGTTCACCATCAGTTAAACCATCAGCGTTAGTCGCTGTTGTCACTGTTAAGTTCTTATTCGTATGCCCCGATACTGGATTACCGTTTCCCATTTCATGCCACCTCAATTAAAATTTCAATGTTAATTTCATTTGCCGATGTTTTGATAATCGGCTTTGTCGTATAACGAGCGACTGGTGTGAAGTCGGAGGTGCTACGATTCTGTATGTACACCTCACGGATGCTATCATTGAACGCATTATCAATACTCATTGATGCCTCAACAAGAAGAGCAGTGTCGTCAATAATCGTCACTGTTGGCGTGAGAACGATAGCAGGGCGACCTGCCGCACCATCCTCCGCAGTAGCCGGTGTTCCGTCGAAACCTACCACTACTTCGTTGATAGTATCAGCAATGGTTTGTAAGAGCAAACGGCGTATGTGATTTGATACAGGCATGTCAATATCTCCTAATCTCGGTCTTATTCGCACCTATTGGCAACCCTTCGCCACCAATCTTGCCTCTTGTCTTCGTGCCTTTAACCCCTCCGATAATGAAAGCGGTATTATGTACACCTCGCTCGGTTAATTGAGAAGTGATACGCAACTCTATTTTACCGAACATTGACAAGTTTTCTTCGACAATTTGTACATATGTAAGAGGTGCTTCTCCACCGGAAACAGCGGTTGCACCTTCACTAATACCTTGCAGTACACCTTCTATACCCGACTCGATGTTAAGTAAAGTAATGTCAGTAGTGCCTACTATCGGCATATGTTTTGCTTCTGTTATCACACGAGTTTGACCGTCATACTCAATTGTCATACCCGGTCGCATGTCGGTGATACCGGGATGACCGCTACTACTGATAGCACCCGCTGTAAGTGTATTACCTCGCAGTATTTGACGAGCAACTCTCCTTGCACCGTTGGTTGAGCGTACCGTCATATCTACGACTGGTGCTGGTTCTTCTCGTATCTCACCGTTGTTACCACTTTGCCTTTCCGTGTCATCAACAGTAACTATAACCAAGTCATTCAATGCCATTGGTTGACCTTGTACAGTAACACGGTTTGGTGTGTTATCAACAGGGTCAGTTCGTTTAGAGCCGAAACGGATGTTGGCATCAACGCTACGAGTGGCTTCGCTAAATGTAATTGGTACATACAGCATATTACCGAATCTATCAATCAATATCATGCGGCTGTCATGCCGACCGATAAACCGTAGTGCGGTCATCAAATTGACATTTGTAAAGTCTTGACCGAGGAAACGATTAGAATGTAGTCTGCGACCATTGTTGTTGTTTGCAGAACTCATACTGCGACCAATGTTGAAACTGTTCATACTGGTAGTTGCTTGTTGACCTAATCGAATAGCCATGTCAGTTGTACGCAACCCGACATCAATCGGCTGACCTAACTTAACTTCACGCTCAAAGAAACCAAGGTCGTTAAGTGTTTTACCTTTCATGTTTTGTAGATTCATTAGAATACCGACAGTACTGGATTCAAGTGTAGAGATAGATAGCCGTTGGGCGGGGTTGTCGGCGTTGTAAACAAGCATAGGTTTGTTAGTTGAACTCAATACATTGTCACCCAAAAAAGGTACTGCGGTACTACTATGCCCCGGTGTTTCTTTATGTGTGATTTGAATTGATGACTCACCCTCAACAATTTGATAGCGAGTTTCGGGCATGACTTGAAAAGTAGATGCGTTACTATTTTCAATGGTAACTTTCGCTTGTACACCTGTACTCGTGTCTACCTTTGCATGATGAACGGCGTTGTCAACGAACACCGGCTTACGCACATGGTCCATCACTGCGGGCATGTCAGTACTAAACCGACCAACAACTGTGTTCTTTATGACAGCCATCAGCAGTTCCACCGTTTAAGAGAAGCCCCTTTCGGTGTTAATTTACCTTTCTTACTCGTTGGTCCTTTTACACCACTCATACGGGCGCAAAATGATTTTCGTCGCTTTGCAGATTTACTACCGGGCTTAAGTTTACTTGGTTTAGTAGTTACGGGTGGTTTAAGATTAGAACCTTGTTCACGCTTTGCTTTTGCTCGACCTTTAGCGTTTAGTCCACCTTTACGATGATGCTTGTTTGGATTGTAACCGTGAAATGGTTTACTCTTTTTCTTAGCCTTCATTAAAGCAAACGCATTCTCCATTGGTGTACAACAATTACAAAAGTCGTATTCAATCATGCGCCATCACCACTGTGGTCTGTTGAGTTGTAGGAGACATCTCCTTTATGTCCTTTTGGATGCAAGGCTTGACTGAACCGTGGTTGTACACTGTAATCCTTACGAACAACAGTCTCGTCGTTTTCTACAGATGTACGGCGGCGTGATGCATCGGAACGATAGTGTTCTAAAGTATTCTCACTGATAATTACACGAGTAACTTCATTGTCAATTTTACTGCTATCAAAGCCGCTGTCAGCCGTTCCGATAATCTTTGGACCCTTACTCATAGGCACAGTGTCACTTGCACTGATGTCCATAAGATAAGCAGGTGCGTAAGGCGGGTTGGTATCGGGACTGGTTGAGCGCATGTATGTACCACCACCAGTTGCTCTACCGTTGTCAACATTATACAGATACAAACCGTACTTACCACCAGCGGTAGCACCGAAGTAATTACTACCGTATTGCGGGGCTGATGAATGCAAATTAAGGTTAGAACGGAACATCTCGATGTGTTGCTTGTCCATTAAACGAACAGGTCGCATCATGTATGTAATTGTTTTATCAACAGCATTTGCTCGCTTACCAGCACTGGTAAATGTACTTGTAACATAGGGGTTGCTACCCATTGCTGTAGGTGGACCGAAACTCAATGTCGTGGGCGTGTTGGTAGCAGTGGTATCATGGCTTAAAGTGAAACAAGTAGCATTGTTAATAGCGGCTATGGTAGCACTTGCATGAATACCCGTTCCCGCTACAGTCATCCCTACAACTAATTTTGCAGTGGAAGTCATAGTGACATGTCGGACACTTGTTGAAGAACCATCGGACAAACCGGATGTGTGGTTTGTATTACATGTAGCATCAGTAAAGCCGCCCCAATTACTGTCATCAATCGGTGAAAGATAATTGCGGGTTTCAGCGAGGTAAGTACCACCAAGCGGGTTGAAGTTTGATGTATGACTCATACGCACCGCACCACCTTGAGGTTGTCCTCCAAAGTCAAGTGCAGTAAGGTCGTAGTTACCTATTGTTTGAGAGCCAGTTTGCATACCACCTTGAAGTATAACACGCTGTCCTACATTGCGGTCTGTGTGTAGGCTGTGCGCCTCGGTGTTGATGATGATTTGATTGGTGTCAACGCCTTGTAGGTTTTCGGTGTCAAGACCGATACGAGGACTACTGCGGCTTACTGCATCTTTATGCGGCGAGTCGCCAACTATATTTTCCATACGGTCACTTACTACTGCTTCGGGCTTGAGTAGTCCGTTTTCTGCAATCTCTAATCGTGAACTGATACCACGAGGCACTTCTGTGTTTTGCAGTACATCGTTTCTTGCACGAATGAATCCATCATTAAGTATAGGCTCGGCGGTGTGATGAGAGAGAACAAGTCCTGTCGTATGAATAGGCTCACTCAATGCGGTGAGTATATCCTCGTTGAATTGCGTTGGGTATCGAATACCTCTACCGTTACCCATGTCACCTACACGCTGTGCGTTTGAAGGCATGAATACATCAACCAAAGTGCTTGTATCATTATTATTAGTGTTGTTTAAACGACCGCCAAATCTTGGTAAAGTTGCTGATATACTCAATGCTGTATCAGCCGCATTGGTGAGTCCCTTCAAATTGACAAGGTGATTGCCATTGTTGTGTATTCGTTGATAGGGTGTTCGGTTGTTGCGTCGGTCGTATTCGTATGCGTCACCCGCATCCCATGATGGGCGAATACCAAATGAACGGACAGGGAAACGGCGAACATCCTCACCACGAGTATTACCCCACCAATCAACAATGTAATACTTAACGGCATCCTCAATCGAATCTAAGCCCTTACCGTTACCGTCACCCCACCAATCACGCAGGACAGTAGAACTATTGCGTAGGGTGCGTACAGGACAACCGAATGGGCGGGTAAATCGTACACCGTCACTGTATCGAACCTGCCACTCCGGTTTGTCAATACCAAGCATACCGGAGAAGTTAGTTTGGCGTTCCATAATACCAGTGTAGGTGTTCGGGAAAGTAGAGGTTGAACTACCACTACCACCAGCGTATGTTGAAGTTTGAGTTTCTGTTTGTACCAATGGGCCGTGGGTGTAACCAACACTGGCGTTGGTGGCGGTCACTGCTGTTTCTCGCAATGCTCGCAATCCGTACATAGACCACTGCGGTTTGTTGTATGGTTGGCGTAGACCAAAGCGATAACCGAATGGGCGTGGGCGTGTTGGGTTACTGATGCCATCATACGATGATTTTGTTAAACCGTCATTTTGGTCCACGACATACGAACCATCATCGTCAGCATCCGACCATATAGGTCCATCAAAACCGTATTCTCGTGGATAATCCCATGTTGATGAAACATATCCGTAACCATCAAGACGGCTTACCAGCGGCCCACCACGACTACCGCAAGGCCAAAAGTGATTGAGCATACTCTTTGTGGCTGTATCACTGCTGTCCGACTGTCCACCTTGCATGAGTCCTGTTCCGATAGTAGTATCAATTGTTTGAGCAGTTTGAGGTGTTCCATCAGCACTATCAATGTAAATAGTTGAGCCTACAGTGATTTGAGGTGGTAGTGTATCAAAGACTACAACACTTGTACCTCCTTCTGCAACAGCACCGTTTACTTGATACATACGACCATCAACAAATATGTAATCTTCATCCCCGATAGCCTCTCCACCGTTTGTTGTGATTGTATTACCAGTGTGTGATACAACTTGACGAGTGTGTGAACCATCAGCGGCAAGGTCAGCGGTCTTGTAGTAGCGCAGTGAATGATTACCACTTGCCATAGTTGTCAACGGCGTACCCTTAACATTGACACATCCTGTTAATGTATTACCGCCAGCACCACCACCAGTATAAGTAAATATTTCTTCTTCACTACCACTGTTGACATATACTGTATGCGGTCCACTTGTTGTAGGCCATCCAGTTATGAAATTAACTGTAGCAGTAACAGTTGTAGTACTCACACCCGCTGATGTAGCGGTATAGAATGTTGATTGTGCTTCGGTGGGTGGCATGGCTGTCTTCATACGCAAAGCAAACGGCCCCATACTGGCATAGTAGGTAGCATCATGATAGTGAACAGTTTCAAAGTGTTCCGGCATACTGTTGAGTGGCTTTTGGTTGATGGCTCGGTCAGTCAACGGGTTCAACCATGTTCGGCTTGCATCACTGTAGAAAGTGTGGGGGCGACCAAGGTTTGGATGCCAAAGACAAAGGAAAGCATCAGCCATATGTAGGCTGTTGGTATCACGACTACCTGCTAATGTTTGTGATATAGTACGAGTCGATACACTTGTTTCAGTATCAGTAAATATAGTTCTTGCAGGTCGGAAATCATACGCACGAGACAAGCGTATTTTTGTCCCTGCGGTTAAATTACTGGTAAAATCACTATTGGCTACGATAGTAAATTGCATAGGTTTGTTCATATTACTTGAATCGTAACCACTGCGTTCAGTGTAAGTGTGCGTTCTTCGTGTCCCTGTAGCGTCGGTGTATTCAAGCACCATACCATAGTAGGGTTGTTTAGGGAATCCACGAGCATCATCTACTTTGATAACTGTACTTGATGTAAGACTAACAAAACTACAAACAGGTGTAAGACTGATGTTTTCAAGTATCTCCGAGTATAAATCGGGATAGAAACTTGGGTAGCCAGCAAGCGTAATTTGAGAAGCAATCGAACCGCTACTTGCTCTTAAGAACTCATAGTAACTATCAAGACGATGCCAAGACAAATGATTGAAGCGGTCAGCATCAGCATCATCGGGGCCAACCTTGTGTACAATAGACCACCACGGTATATTGGTAGTAAATCCGGGTGAAGCATCAATAAACATATTTGGCTGATAAGGTAGTGAGCGACGAACAAAGGCTGGTGATTCTGTGGCTTGAACACCAAGCGGGTTGTATAACATCAGTGGTGGGATATTGGTGAAGTGGCTACCATGGTCGGGGTCATGGTCAATCATCAACTCATTAACAAATACTTCACACCCTCTTACATCAGCCATTGTAGCGTTTGCCAAAACAAGAGTGTAAGCACCGTATCTACTGTCCGGTTCACGAATACCTACAACCAGTGCAACTTGTTGGCTTGTCAACTCATTGACACTACCATCGGGAGTGGCACTGTTATCAGCAGGGCCATTAGCATGATAACCAATAAACTGCGAACTGTGCATATTCGGTTGGATAATAATTTGATACGCACCAACCTCGGCAGGGTCGGGGAAATGTTCTTTCAATGTGTAAGTACCTGCGGCTTCAAGAACGATGGTGTGTCCACCCTTTGAGTTGACAACACCTGCTTCACCTTCGGATGCTAATACACCATAACCATCGTTACGCAACTTGGTTTCAAACATCAGTGAGAAACCACCACCGTGTATGTCACTTGGACCACTCGGTGTAGCGGTTAATGAACCAAAGACCAACAACGGGTCATAGGTAGGAAATTGGTCATTACTTGTAATTAAAGTATGTATATTTCTCAAACTTATCAATTCATATTCTTCGGATTGCATAGTAGCCGCACGACAGGCACGATGCTTGTCGTATAATCCTTGATAGGCAGGGTGCGCCCAATGTCCGGGTAGCATAGCCATTGTAGCGTTGACAAAGTGATGACCCATACGAGGTATAGGTGCAGGGGTGAGTTGCGGTTTTTTGTATATTGAATAACCAGTCATGGATTCTTCGGCTGTTACGGAGTAATTGACATAGTGAGTATGTGCCATGTCGGGGCTGTTACCGCTTACTTCGGCATGGTCCCGAATACGGCGTGAACCATAGAATCGGGTGCTACCAGCAGGGATGTAATACGACGGAACTACTTTTAGTGTAGTAATACTACTAAGAACAAGTTTGTTGAATGTTTCATCACCTACGCAACCAGTGAATGTAGAACCGCTGATACCAGTAAAAGATGCTACACCACCTTCATCAGTGGTTGGATTGTACAAGCGAAGGAATCTGCGCCCATTGGGTGTAAATGATAGAGTAGTATCGGTGTTTGTTGCTGTAGCATTAGCAGTTAATTCAAAGGTAGTAGCGTTTGTTATACTTGCTACAAAAGTATTGGCGGCGATACCTGTTCCAGTCACCAACATACCTACAACAATTTTTGCTGTTGATGACATAGTAACTGTAGCATCGGTGTTAATTGTATCACAGGTAGAATCTGTAAAAGTTATCGGGTGTTCACGGTTTCCAAAAGTTGAATCATAGACAGCGGAGTTTACACTTGTATTCACTGTTAAAGTAGTGCCGCTAAAAGATACGGCTGTAAGTTCGTGATTTACAACACCACCGCTGTGTGAATAGATGACGGGGTGCTTGTGAGTGTTGGTATTACCCATTTTTGTTACATGGAAAAACAAGGTGCGGTCGTGTAATTCGTATGCTGTTTCAAGGGGTGCGTTTCCAGTGGAACTTTGCCAGCCCGACATTGTACTTTCGGGGCTTGTTTCACCTTGTTTGAGATGTTCCCAGTTGTGGTCACTGTAAGTAGGGCCAAGGTTTGGACTCACTAAACTGTTATCGAACATATGCTCTACGGTAGATTTTGTCATCATACCGCCTGTACCCATCGTTTCAGTTTGATAGGCTTGGAGTCTATCAAAGCCGGAACGAACAATCAAGTTACCGGGTATAGAATCGGGGTTCGGTAAGCGTATTTTCATATTCGGTTCAACACCGCTACCAGCAATAGCGGGGGCTAAACCTTGCGCTGAACGGTTTGATAGTTGAGTAAACGCTCGTATGATTGTCCCAAACGGTGAACCACCTTCTACTGTATGTTCTTGCCCTGTATCATCTACTACTGTAATACTTTCAAACTGAATTTCTTCATTTGGTATTTCAAGAATATTACGCAGTAAATCGGGGTGGCGAGATGCCATCTGTGGGTGTGACAATTCTTGCGCTTGGATGATAGGGAACATAGCACTGTTAGTTGACTCAAAGGTAAATCGGTTGTTACCGTACAGTTTTTCACCAGTGGTGTAAGCATTACCACCTGCTACACGAGTAACAAACGGTACAGCACCTAATCCTCGTGCGTTTGGTGCAGGTAGGCTAAGGTTGCCTCCATCCATCCGTTTCCAAACTACATGCTCAACGCTAAAGTTTTGTGCAGGGGTACGCTGTGATAACTTGTAACCGTTGGTATCACCAAGCCAAAAGTCATCATTAGTGTAATCGTAACGGTTAATTTCAGTATCACTATCACCAGTGCTTGTACCCAATTCTTTTGTAATATTACGAGTAACATCAGTAGCAACTTCAAGTTGAATAGAACCCGGACTTATATCAGTGTCAAAGAATAAATCACCTGTAACAGCAAAACAGGGTTCTGCGTTGTATAGATTCGTGTCTTGGTCGCCAGTCAATGCTGTATGTAACACATAAGCCGCAGACGGAACATCAGCAGTAGGTGTTGCGGTTCCGCTGACAATCAAGGCTTCTACATTCGGACCAGCATTAGCAGGAGCAATGTATCGTTCAGCATCATGGAATCGCTCATCCCACCGTGTTGTACCAGCAAAGGTAATAGCAGTAGCGGCGGCTACACCGGCACGAGTTTTTGATACAACAGATAACCAATCACCGGTTGCTGTTATACCATCACGGTCAGTCTTGGCTACAAGTGCCAACTCACTTTCGTTACTGATAACAAGCATTGCTCGACTAAATACACCTTGCTGATGATGTAATTTTTTATCAAGTGTAAACGATGTATTAGTGTCTGTGGCTTCTAAAATATGTGGAGGCTTTGCACTCATTATGTCCTTTGTGCTTTCAACATCAGTAAAGTCGTAAGCCGTGTACCATGCATTGTTTGTTGCTAAACCAATATTCCAAGTGTAAGGGGTACTAATAGCGACATCGTAAGAAGTATTAGAAACACTTTCTTGTCCGTTGACTCTCGGACTTGCTTCGGGACTGTTGTACATCGGATAAGAACTTGGGAGGTGTCCTAATACATTCATACACGAGGCTGATGAACCATACGGAGTGAAGCCTAATTTGGGATGCCAAGCACCCTTTCCAGCACCGTAAAGGTTGGTGGTAAAGGTAAGTGTACGAGGTGCACTTCGTTCTGCATTAGCACTTAACTCAAATGCTGTGCTACTGGTAATACTACGAACATAAGCACCACTTGGAATATTAACGCCACTCACTAACATGCCAATCTTAAGACTTGCTGTTGAGGTCATAGTTACTGTAGCATCGTTATTAGTTAAAACACAAGAACTGGTGAATGTACTTGTATCGACCTTGAGAGAGTTAAGGTACGAATAACGCTCTCCCGCCCATCCTACAGCCCCTACAGGGCGTGTGCGGTCAATAGCATCAACCAAGCCACCAAAGTGTACTTGAGTCATGTGGTTACGAGGTGTTTCGTATTCGTTGTTAAAGCGATGAACACCAGCCTTCGACCAAACAGCCAACCCTTCAAATGCACCGTATGAATATGGAGGTGAGCCATCATCGGGGAAAACTTCAAGGCCGGGTGTAGGGAAAGTAAGTGTAGCACCTTGACATTTATTATGCCATGTCATACGGTCTTCAAGAACAGGTAATCCGCTTATTCTATTCGGTGCAAGATAAAATCTTACTCTAAATGTACCGCTATCGTTAAAAACTTCTCTACTGTGATAGCATCCCCATGTAGGTCCAACATGGTATTCAAACGATGCAACATCTCCTACAGTATGGTCCCTACCACCACCCGGCGAGCGTAACCAACCACTCATAGGAATTTGTTCTAATTCTTCTTGAGTAGCATTGGCTATTGTAGCCTGTACGAATACCTTAGAGTTTGACAACGCTGTTCCGTCTAATAATTTATTGAGTAAAGAATCATCATCATTACTATAGATGACTTCTGCTGACTCAAAATTAACAATCCATCCATATCTGTCTTGACGCATTGCGTTACCCATAGACGGTAGGAATGTCCCACCCATTGCTTTCAATGCACCTTTACCCGGATTCTCGTTAATGGCTTGACCGATGATAGTCGCTAGTTCTTCACCGTTTTGACAGCGTGTACCATCTACAACAATATAATCACTGTCAAAGTTAAGTGCCGTTTCGCTGTTCGCACCTTCAAGAATAGTTTTAGCCATAACACCCGAAACACGGAATGCTGTAGCATTAACTTGGTTCCATGATTCTAAGGCGTAGCGATAGTTACTGTTGGGATTTGGTGCATTGAAAGACATTTGATTATCAAGCCATGAACCACCCGGATGATACCCACCATCCATGTGAAATGTCATATCTGCACTCATGGCGATACCGTAGTAAGAAATCGCACAGTGTTTGTAAGGGTGGGCTTTCCAGTAATCTGCTTTATTATCACTGGTAATTTTACCAGTTGTTGGATTTGTAAAGACTTCACCATAATGAGAACCGTGTTCCGGTCGTTGTTGTAAATAACCTACATTGGGAATACCTTGCGGTGGCGACCAGTTAAGAGTAGTACGCCAATGATACCTGTTTCTTGCTACTTGATATGTTGAATTCGGAGGGCCGTACAAATCATCGCTATTGGTAATTTCATTAGGTAAGTAGGAAAAAACCGGTACTCTACTCCAAGTGTTACCTGTAGTGACAACATATCCGGGGTGTGGTTCGACAGCCGCATTGGAGTTGTCATCTTCGGTGAATGGGAATGCTTGACCGGGACCATAGACAAGGTAAGTGGTTTTGTTTTCAATATAATTAAATGTTAAAGTAGTATTGGTATTACTTGCTGTTGCGGCGGCACTCAATACAAATGTAGTAGCATTGGTGATAGATGCCACTGTAGCCCCATCGGGAATACCTGTACCTGTCACTGTCATGCCTACAACAAGTTGCGCTGTTGAATCCATAGTAACAGTGGTGTTGCTGTTTGTGTCACAGGTAGCATCAACGATAGGTTGGCTGTCGTGGTAGCGGGCGGTAGGGTGAGCAAAGCGAAGCACCAACGGTACTGGCTGTTGACGAACAACACCTGCGGCGTACCTTGCTCGTACATCACCTGCCGCCGCCGCATTAAGTAAAGTGAAGTTGTCATCTAAATTACCACCTCGTAGGTCGGGTGATAGGATGCTGTTCTTGTTCGATACTGGGCTGTTAATTGACCCTCGGTGCTGATTAAGTAAGGCTGTACCGGGGAAGAAAGCGAGTAGTGCATTACAATCCACCATAGCAAACGACCCACTAATTTCATTGGCGTTTTGAATACCCGCTGTTCCTGTTGGTCCACCGGAATAAGGATGGGTGTAGAATGAAGAGTAATCGTTCTGTGTACCATCGTTGATATCAAGAGTGACACCAGTAAAGCCACCACCAAAATAAAGTGGTACATAGTGGTCCATACTGTCTCTAGCACCACGGAAAAAAATAACAGGCTCACTGTCAACGCTACCATAAGAACGATAACCGCATATTGCATCACGCTCTAATCCCGGTTGGTTTGGTTCAGCAAAACGGGTAAGAATAAAATCATCAGTAATGTTTTGACTAAAATGTGTTCTCCATGAACCATGACCGTTACCGTATGGATTTGTCAAAGAAGTGTGAGAAGTACCACCTCTAATTGATTCTAATTCTGCTATACCAAGTCCAGTGTCGGTAGCAAAACGGAATATCAATCGTTCACCAAATGAGCCTTCTTTAGCAATAGTATCAATTGTATCTGCTTCTTGTCCAGCCGGTATCATAGCGTGTGCTAATTTGTTATTTTTTGTAAGGAAAACATTACCGGAGTGTGTATATGATTCAAACAAAAGTATTGGGTTGTTTAAACAAGGTAAAATATGGTCGCCACTGTAAGAAGTGTAGCGTTCCCCTTTGAGATTTTGTCTCCATTTTGTCACTGGTACTGGTGTGTTACTTGAGTCAACTAAAATTGGAGTAGCAGTATTAGCATTATAACCTCGACCTTTACTGCGTATTTGTAGAACAGTATAAGGTAAGTAACCTGCATCTATTCGTTGGTTCGCATCTATATCAGCATCACTAGCAGGTTTGTTAATAGGGTCAGTAGCAACAAGGCTCCAACCTGTTGTTGTTTCATGTAAAGTTGTATATTCACCATACTCAAGGTGGGCGGCATGAATACCCCAATCCTTGTGAATGGTGGCTTCAAACATTTGAGAAAGCGGTAAAGTTCTTCTTGTTCTATGCGCTCTTATTTGAATAGCATTTGCGGCTACACCCCATTGTCCGAATGTTCGCCCATCTGCGGCATACATCTTTCGGCAATCAAAAATGAGTACACGGTTCGGGTCTTCATGGTTTATTGCCGCTGCTGTAACAGCCGCCATCAGTTCATCAGTAACAAGTGTTGTCCAATTGATTCGGGGTGAGAGTAATACACGCAGTTGCACTCCGTCTGTAGGATTTACTTTTCTTGTATCAGTTACAGTTCCACTGTTTACAAAGTGAGAAGAGGTAAAAGAATTACCTTCTACACCATAGAAAATATGTGTTCCATCGTTATCATTTTGTGTACGATGAGTGTAAGAAAGTGTATGTCCAACAATACCTTTTATTCCAGCATTACCATCAGCGTCAGTATATCCTGTAGTGCCGGTAAAAGTATCATTGATTTGAAGTAAGCCGTTTTCTTTTGGGAATCCGAGATAACCAAGTACATCGGGATGATTACCCATTACCCCATCACCAACAGTACCAGTATCAAATGGTTCATGTAAAACCACTGTTAAAGTTCCATTTGTTTGCCAAGTAACACTAGCATCTATACCAACAGAAGGTGAAGGCACACCATTCCAACGATTACCACGGTAAGACGCTTCTGTAAGCACCCCAGTAGTATCAATGCGACCGGTAACATCACCAAAACCAAGCATGTGATTACCAATAGTAAAACCTCCTTGCCCTACATCTCGGTCATCAAAATATACAACTATTTCATTGTCAAGAGTAGGTGGGAGTTTAGTATTATCATTGGTAAAATTATCAAGCCGTCGTCGATATATGTACCGTACACCGTAATTATTACCCCGATGGTCTTCAAATTGGAATCCATACAATTGCCCGTCACCAACATTTTCTACTTGAGTATCATCAACATGGTCGGAGTAATCCGTTATTGATGTGGGTGCAGTGCCGCCTGTGGTAATAGCGTTAGAGTATCGAGTATCAAAATCAGTATTACCTCGTTCACCAAGACCCCATACACCCGCATCGGGAGCAAAACCCGGAATACCGGCGGCTACCATACCACCAAAATTGATTCTACCTATTGCTTGACTACCACTTCGTAGTCCCTCAACAAGAGTTTTTGATGGGCTTTGCGACTCAAAAGATTCATCGTTAATAGTATTAGCATTCATACCGCTACCGTTGAAAGCCGAAATACTTCTTTTTGTATTCCTCCCCCGTATGGTACTAGACAAATCATTGCTCCTTACATCAAAGTCACCGTTACTAACAAAGTCATCATCGGTTTCTTCTTGTACAACATACTCTCTTAAGGTTGTAATAGGTGCAAATGGTCTACCGTGTTTATTGATAGGCATAGGTGCAGGGTGCATATTCTCACCACTGGTTTCGTCGGGTTGACACCAAAAGTTTCGGAAACGCCCACCGTGACCGATAAGGAATTGAGGCTTGTATTGAGATTGGCCCTTACTGTTGTCCAACCATGTACAGAAATTACGACCACTTGCACCGGGTATAGTTGAATGTATGATAATTGAATGACCTGTGTTACCATCAAGGTCTTCAACAACTCGCCCTAAATGCGCTCTTAAGTAACCCATGTGACTACCACGGTCTTGCGTATCAAACGACTCATCAGCAAACCACCAAGGCGCAGGGTCATGAATAGAACCAGTGTCGGAATTTTTAGCACCAGTAGTAAGGGCGTTCTTTGCACCACCTTGATTGATTAAACGCACTATTTCTTTTGCGGCGGCTTGGATGTCAGTAACACCTTCTTTAATTCCTACTTCACCACAATCAATTGTAAGACGGCGTACAAAGTCCATTTTAGTCCAATGGTCGAGATATTGCAAACGACTTTCTTCGTGGTTTGCAAGAGAAAGAGTTTCATTACGAATACCCTTCAAGCAAAGGAATGCGGAAATGGCTCGTGTACCATCCGGTGTGTCCATCATTGTACTAGCATCACGAAGAGTAAATGTATCGGGGTTATTATTACGACGAGAATTTTTTAACGCACCAGCGAGTGTTTGTGTAGCACCAAGTGATTTTCTCGACAATTCGTGTAAACGGTTTGCCCAGTATGGTGAGGCTACTGCTGGTTGAAGGCGAGGTAAAGTACTATCTGCAACAGTGAAAGAACTACTTGTTCCTTCATTCATAAAACCAGTATGAACATAATGACCGTGACCCTTACCCATAAAGTACGAATTGTTTGTTGTAGTAAATGTTAATGTTTGATTTGAATTGGTTGCTGTGGTGTCTTTATCGAGATACAATAAACTTGCACTGGTATCTATTTCAATGATTTTAGAACCACTTGCTATACCCGTTCCGCTTACAGTCATACCCACTGAAAACTTATCTATATTGGTAGCAGTGTTAGGTCGTATAATTTTATGATTACCGGCGAATAAACGAGGATTTGGTGTAAAAGTAATGGTTTGATTATTATTTGTAGCAGTAGTAATTTTATCCACTCTAAACAAAGTTCCGCTGTCAATTTGAGTAATAACTGAACCGCTTGCCACACCTGTACCACTTACACCCATACCTACTCTTAGTAAAGAAGTTGAGTCCATTTTGAGGATTTTTGCATTACCACCACCAAATGTCGAAGCCGAAGGCGAAATATTGTTATGGTTTGTATCAACAGTAGCATCTGTAAATACACTGGTAGGGGCATTATGGTCTGTATCGCATCCCAAAGTAAACGAATTTCCTATCAGTGCTAATTTTGTTTTACCTTGACCGGGTATGGCATAAGAGTCATGGTTTAAGAAATTACTAATTGGGTTTTCACCACCAGCATTAGTTCCCATTACATCTTCGGATGTGTTACCTGCTATGTTATGCACATATGCACTTTCGATAAACTTTGATTGCTGTGTTCTACGCATGTATGGATTTTCAGTAGGGAATCCATTTGCTACATCTATTTGAGTGGTAAAATAATGCGGCGCACCACCATTTTGTTGCACTAAGTATCGGTCAATATCCACGATACCATCAGCAGTAACAATGTGCCGACTGAACCCGATGTGTGGCGTAGCGGCACTCGATTGAACCTGCATATGTAAATCATGGAATGCGATAAACTCACGGTCGTGTGCTACATCAAACATCAATACTCTTGCGTGTCCTTCGGTAGCAAGATAAGGGTCAAGATAAGCAACAGTTGGTGCTTGAGATGATGATAGTCCCATTGACTCGTAATTTAATTCAATAGTTTTGTTTACATGTTGAACAAAATTTGTTGCTGTTTCAAGACATGAATCTCCAATTAAAAAGTTTTCAAGCGGAATAGAATCACGAGGGCGATTTGCTAATGCACCCTTACCACCATTGAAACCTGTCCATACTTGACCTTCATTTAACACACCACGAGATTTAGCAAACAATCCTTCAACAGCATGGGGGTTGTTCATTGTCATGTTCATCCATACGGTATCACCGTTGCGTAGTCCACCTTGAGCATACGGGTACAACCATGTACGGTTGAGGATAGCATCGGGGTCATTTTCAGTAACAGTCCCAAAACTTAGTCGCAACGGGTCGCCACTTGCAATAACATTTGTATTACCACCAAAAGTAAGTGTAGGGGTTGTAGTACCGCTACCACCAGCATTATCTGTCAATTCAAAAGTAGTAGCGTTTGTAATACTATCAATAGTATTAACACCACTACCACTGGCGTTTATACCTGTTCCTGTAACGGCCATACCAACTCTTAATTTTGTAGTGTCGGGAACGGTAACTGTTTTATCCGAGGCTGTAATTGAACTTGTGAGTGTAAAGGTATCAAGCGTAATTACTGTGTTAGTAGCGTGTCCACTGCCCGCAAGTGGTGATTCACTGAAAGCGACCTTTCCTACATATTTGATTAGATTAGAGTCACTTACATCCTCCATAAAGAGTTCATCACCCGGTCGAAGGTTGATACCTACGGTGTTGGCC